ATTCTGCATTTCATATTTTTGATATAGAAAATGCTGTTCAAGTAGGTGAATATAAGGGCCAAGTATCTACTAAAGATTTTGGTAATATACTTACAGCGATAGCAACTGAGTATAATAATGCTTTACTTGTAGTTGAAAATGCTAATATTGGTTGGAGTACAATCCAAACTATAATTGAAAGAGGTTACCAAAACTTATACTACTCTCCTAAATCTGATCAGATTAACGTAGATTCATATTTGCAAAACTATGAAAATAATGCTAATATGACTGCTGGGTTTACTATGTCTACTAGAACTCGCCCTATGGTAATAGGTAAATTCCAAGAATATGTAGGTGATAAAGGAGTTACTATTCAATCAAAACGTTTAGTTGAAGAAATGAAAACATTTGTTTGGAAGTATGGAAGAGCAGAAGCTCAACAAGGTTATAACGATGACTTAGTAATGAGTTTTGGCATAGGCCTTTATGTAAGAGACACAGCACTAAAATTTAGACAACACGGATTAGATGTTACAAAAGCAGCACTAGGATCTTTCCACAAATCCACAACCACCTATCAAGGGGCTTATTTTTCTACAGGTCAAGATAACCCTTATCACATGGACAATGGAAAAGGTGGAACTGAAGACTTTAGTTGGCTTTTATAATATTTATTCATATATTAATATACCATGGCTGATACAAGCGTATTTACAAGATTAAGAAGACTATTCTCTACAGACGTACTAATCCGTAATGTAGGAGGAAATAAACTAAAGGTACTAGACTTTAGTAATTATCAACAAACAGGACAAGTTGAAACTAATTCAATGATTGATAGGTACAACAGGTTGTACACTACTAACCAAATGCCTGTTTATAACCCTGCTCTTAATTATCAAACATTAAGAACCCAATTATATTCTGATTATGAAGCGATGGATACAGATGCTATTATCGCTTCTGCTTTAGATATAATATGTGACGAATCTACTCTTAAAAACGATATGGGCGAAGTCCTTCAGATTAAATCATCTGATGAAAACCTTCAAAAAATTCTTTATAATTTATTTTATGATGTTTTAAATATTGAGTTTAATCTTTGGATGTGGATTCGCCAAATGTGTAAGTATGGTGATTTTTTCTTAAAACTTGAAATAGCCGAAAAATTTGGTGTTTATAATGTAATCCCATACACTGCTTATAACATTGTTAGAGAAGAAAAAATTAGTGAAACAAATAACCACCAAGTAGAAGTCAAATTTAAATTCGACCCAGATGGTTTAAGTGGGGGAGGTGAGTATGGTGGTTACTTTGGTGGATTACAAAGTTCGGGAAATGGTGGAAATAGTGGTAGAGCTATTTATTTTGACAATTATGAAATTGCCCACTTTAGACTTCTTTCAGATGTAAATTATCTTCCATATGGTAGGAGCTACGTTGAACCAGCCCGTAAATTGTTTAAACAATATGTGTTAGCAGAAGATGCTATGTTGGTTCATAGAATAGTACGCGCTCCTGAAAAGCGAATTTTTTATATTAACGTTGGTGCTATCCCACCTGCTGAAATAGAAAACTTTATGCAGAAAACAATTTCTAAAATGAAGCGTACTCCTTATATTGATCAAAATACGGGAGATTATAACTTAAAGTACAACATGCAAAACATGTTGGAAGATTTTTATATTCCTGTTAGAGGTAATGATGCTTCAACTAAAATTGAAACTACTCCTGGTTTAAATTATGATGGTATTACTGATGTTGAATACCTAAGAGATAAGTTATTTGCAGCACTTAAAGTACCTAAAGCATTCTTGGGATATGATGAAAACACTGATGGTAAAGCTACATTAGCAGCAGAAGATATTAGATTTGCTCGTACTGTAGAACGTATCCAAAGAATTATTCTTTCTGAACTGTATAAAATTGCGGTTGTCCATCTTTATACCCAGGGATATGATGGTGATGATTTAGTTAACTTTGAAATTGGTTTAACTACCCCTTCAATCATTTATGATCAAGAAAGGGTGGCATTGATGAAAGAAAAAATGGATTTAGCCTCCCAAATGATGGAATCTAAATTGTTCCCATCTGATTTTGTTTATGATCACTTATTCCACTTTAGTGAAGATGAGTACCATGAATTTAGGGATTTAGTTAGAGAAGATTCTAAACGCACCTTTAGAAATGCCCAATTAGAAGCAGAAGGAAATGACCCAGTAGAATCAGGACAATCATATGGCACCCCACATGATTTAGCTTCATTATATGGTAAAGGTAGATACTATGATGATCCCGAAAATGTGCCTGCTGGATATAATGAAAAAGAATTAGGTCGCCCTGAAGAAAAAGTTTCAAATATTAATACTCAAGATGGTAATTTTGGCAAAGATCGATTAGGGGTTGATAGAATGAAAGGTAAAGAAAATGAATCGGATTCACTTCGACCTACATATAAAGGTAGTTCTCCATTAGCTTTAGAAGCTAGAACAGCTTACTTACAAAATAAGGATATGCTCAAAAGGATTCCATTAAATCGCAAACAGTTAGTGTTTGAACAAGATGAGTCATTACTTGATGAAGGTAATTTGAAGGAGTAAAAATCTTTATATATTTATAAAAAAGCCTATCAATGAAAATTAAACATTCTAAGTATAAGAATACGGGCCTTTTATTTGAGCTTCTAGTGAGACAAATAACTGCTGATACCCTTAACGGCGGTTCGTCTCCATCTTTAAATATTTTAAAAAAATCTTTTGCTAAAACTGAATTAGGTAAAGAATATAAACTTTATGAATCATTATTTAAAAGCAAAAATATTAGTGAAGGTAAAGCAGAGATTACATTAAATACTATTTTAGAAGCTACCCGTAAATTAAATAGAAGTGCTTTAAGGAGAGAAAAATATAATCTTATTAATGAGATTAGAAAGCATTATAACATAAATGAATTCTTCAGCAACCAGGTCCCAAATTATAAGGGGTATGCCGCTTTTTATAAATTAATAGAAATATACAACTCAGATAAATTATCTGAGACTGAAGAAATTATTAATAATAAAATCACTATATTAGAATGTTTAACTGAACGCCCTATTAATCAAAAGAAAGTTAAACAAGATTTAGTTGAAGAATTTGCTAAATACGATAAAGATTTAAGAGTACTTACTTATAAAGTAATGCTTGAAAAATTTAATGGTAAATATGCTAACTTAAATAAAGGCCAAAAAGAAGTACTTAAAGAGTTTATGAACTCAATTGATAATACTCCTCGTTTAAAAGAAATTTATAATAATAAAATTAATGAGGTAAAAAAAGTACTCAAATTACAAGCTAGTAAAGTAAAAGACGGCGCTACTAAAATTAAATTATTAGAAGTAGTTAAGTTGCTTAAAGAAATAGATAAGGGTTCTAAAATTAACAACGACGATTTAATCAACCTTCTTCAGTATTATGAATTAACTGAAGAATTATCTAAAGTATCTAAGTAATGCCTATTAAACCTAGTGAACTTAGCCCTAAATTTATCCAAAAAATAGAGGATAGATATGGAAAAATAGATATGAAAAATGATTTTTTTGCTGATGACCTAAGTTACTATGCTAAAACCACAAATGTAGAGTCTGAGGAAGAGGGTGGTGGTGTTGAATCTACTATTATTAAACTTCCTAGTTTTGTTACTTTATTTCAAAGTTTAGAAAGAGCAAAAGATGATGCTAAAGAGCTTGCTTCAAATAAAGAACTTAGGAGCGATACTGACTATAAAAAACAATATACACAAGTAAGAGACACCTTTAACGATTTTAGAACATACTTCAGAAACAACTATCCAGACCAATATGAATTAGCAACGGGTCAGATTCAGGAAATAGTTAAAGAAATTTCTACAAGTGCAGGTGTTCCTGGTTATAATACCCCTTATGCTTTTGGTAAGGCACCTATTAAAACATATACTAAAATGGGATATAAACCAGTTAATCGTAAAGCTTTAAGAAAAAAATCTAAGGCATTTGATTATATTGATTTGTATAAAGACTAATATTTATTAACATGAAGACACTTCAAGAGCAATATAACTTAATTAAAGAAGGAAAAGGACACAAAGATGTGTTTATGAAGGAAGCAAAAAGGTTGTTTCCTAACATTGTTCCTAATGCCGCTACATTCAACCAAACTGCTAAATTATTAAAGCAACGTAGTGTAATTAGTGAAAACATATTTCCTTTAATGCCCTCTTCTGGGTTAAATCCTTTTACTTCATTTGATAAATTTATCAATGAAGAAGCAAAAGCGGATGAAAAAAAGACTACAAAAGAAGTAAACCAAGCAGAAACTGCTGGTTATGATTATAAAGATCCTAAAAATTTAAACAATCAGATTTTTGATCAATATCTTAATGGTTTAAGAGTTGAAATGGAAAAGAATCCTGAGTTAACCATGGATAAGGCAAAAGAAATAGTAGGTAAAAATTTAGAAAAAGATCCAATTTTTTATACTAAAAATGCTGCTTTTAAAGTAGATGGTTTAGGATATCAAGAATTAGAAAACGCAAAAGAACCAACTGGTAAATATAAATCCTCTGGCTACGGAGACTTAAAAGAAAACAAAATGAAAGAATTAAATACATTCAAAAAATTCCTTAATGAAGACGTGGAAGAAAAAAAAGTAGTCTCTGAAAATGTCACTTCTGATAATTTAAAAGAATTACTAGAAGAAGCAGTGGCTGGAATTCCTTCTATTGGTAATCCTTTTTTAGAACGTCCAAAAACTAACTACGAAAATAAGTTTGAGTCATTTTTAAACGAAGAAGAAAAAGTTGATGAGGAAAAAGAAGTAGACGAAATTAGATCTGCTTACAACGAAGAAAAAAAAGAGGTGAAAAAAGAAGAAAAAGCACCTAAAAAAGAAGGTAAAATGAAGTACCAAGAAGTAGTCAAAAAAGCTGAAAAATTAGGTGAAATGGCTAAAAATAAGGTAATGATGGAAGTTTATGGTAAGAAAAAACAAGAGTTAGAAGAAACTTTAGGTACCATAAATGAAGATTCTAATCTTTCGGAGTTTATTGATGAAAATAAAAAGAAAGAACTTCAAAACGAAATTGCTTTATACGAAAAAGCATACATGACTGCTGAAGCTAACTATAATAATAACAAATGAGGCAATCCCTTATAGAAACTCAACTTTTTGAGATTTCCCCCCAGGCACTAACTGAGGCCAAAACATCCGAAAGAGGTAATTTACTTGTTTCGGGTAGGCTGCAGGCTGCTCAAACTAAAAATGGTAATGGTAGATACTACCCTAGGGAAATTTTACAAAGAGAAGTTAAAAACTATAAGGAGGGCCCCGTTAAAGAAAATAGAGCATTAGGTGAATTAGATCACCCTGATTCTTCTGTTATTAACTTAAAAAATGTATCCCATAATATTAAGGATATTTATTTTGAAGGAGATGATGTGATGGGTTTAGTAGAAATCTTACCTACCCCCTCAGGCAACATACTAAAAGAGTTATTTAAAAATGGAATCACCGTAGGTATTTCCTCTAGGGGTATGGGTAGTTTAAAACCCGGCCAAAATGGAGTTCAAGAAGTACAGGATGATTTTGAGTTGTTATGCTTTGATTTTGTATCAACCCCATCAACTCCTGGGGCTTATATGCATACTATAAAAGAAGGTTTAGATTCTGCAACATTTGAATCTAGTAAATATAGTAGGACAAATGAAATAATAACAGAAATATTATGTAATAATGGGCAATGCCCGATAATTTAAAAGAAAG